AGGAAGAAGCCTGATACAGAAAAAGAAAAATATGCGAGGCGACTAGAGCTATCAAAGAAGGATAATTGTCCTATTTGTGATAAAGAAAAAAGCTCTATCTTAAAAACATGCTCGAAAGAGTGTGGCTATAAGTTAATAACAAAAGAAAAGTAAAATCCCCTACAAACAAACAAACGCACCATTAGCATAACTGGATTAATGCCTTCGCCTTCTAAGCGAAAGATTATAGGTTCGAATCCTATATGGTGTACCAAACAAAATTAAAGAGTTATCATGACACATAAATCTAATCCCAAATTTTTACCTCCTAAGAAGTCTGCTGACGAGTACGAACGAGAGATTGCCGCCCTACAGGCAAGAGTCGAGGGCTTGGAGACGGCGCTGATAAAAATCGCCCTCAGTGCGCCGCTGTATTACGACCCTCAGAAGCCGGGGTTAGAGCCCGAGGAGTGGATCTGCTACAACGCCGACATTGCCCGTGCCGCCCTCTCTCCCACAGAGAAGAAGGATGACTAACTTGTAAAAGTAGGGGCGCATAGCTTAATTGGTTAAAGCTGCAAACTCATAATTTGTCGATTCTAGGTTCAAGTCCTAGTGCGCCCACCAAACAAACAATCGCTTCATTAGTTTAATGGTAAAACCTAAGATTTCCAATCTTACATCATCAGTTCGATTCTGATATGAAGCTCCAAAACAAATGCCGAAGTAGCTCAGTTGGTAGAGCATTTGATTTGTAATCAAAATGTCGCAGGTTCAACTCCTGTCTTCGGCTCCATTTAGAAAAAAAGAAAAAACTAGTCTTATGGCTACACAAAAGAATCTAGATAAAACTTACATGAATATGGCTATAGAGTTATCTAAACTGTCATACGCAAAAAGGAAAAAGGTTGGTTGTCTTATCGTAAAAGACACTCAAATAATTTCTGAAGGATTTAATGGAACACCTAAAGGGTTTCCTAATCAATGTGAGACTCTTTCAGACTCCGATGAACTCTACACAAAACGAGAAGTACTTCACGCAGAATCAAATGCTATTAGCAAAATAGCTAGATCTACTAATAGTTCCGAAGGTGCTACTCTCTATGTAACAACTGCTCCTTGCTACGAATGTAGTAAACTTATTATTCAAGCGGGAATAGTAAGAGTAGTTTATAAAGACTTATACCGAGATCACGGACTGAGTTTACTAGAACGTGCTGGGGTAGATATTACTTACTATAAATCCTTAGGTCTTTAGATACTATTAGCAGTTCCACTTCTTTAAAGAAAGGCTGAGACGATCTTTACCAGTATTATTACTAGCTTTTTGTCTCTTACGCATACCTGACATTCTAGCACAGAATGATTTTCTACGGTTTGCAGCCTTACTACCTTTCTTTAGCTTAGAAGGCTTAGTAGTGACAGCAGTTTTTAGTTTAGATCCGGGATTTTTAGCACGGTAAGAAGCTACTCCTTTCCTATTTAAGCCCCCTTCGGGGTTTTTTCCTTCGCTTCTTTGCCAAGCAGCAGTCTTTCTTTCAATTAATATCTTACCTACTGCGAAGTAGGCTTCTTTGATGCAAGAACCCTTTGCGTAAGGAGTTGATCCTTTTTTAGGCTTATAGCCTGTCCAGCATCTGGTTTTTTTATTTTTTGGGTTTTTCATTGATATTCACTGTCTCCTGTGTTATTATATAGGCATGAACATATTCGTACTAAGTAAGTATCCTCGTATTGCCGCAGAGATGCACTGTGACAAGCATTGCGTCAAGATGATTCTAGAGACTGCACAGATGCTCTCTACTGCCCATAGGGTTTATGATACCCCTCAGGCTGAGAATCTTTATAAGCAAGCTCATCTAAATCATCCTTGTACAAAATGGATTCGAGAGTCTGGTTCTAACTATCGTTGGGCTTGGTCCTTGTACCATGAGCTTCTGCTTGAGTTCGAGAAGCGTAGAGGTAAGAGCCACAAGTCTGGGGAGCTTCGCCATGACCTAGCCCATACTCCTCATGGGATGCCCGAGATTGGCCTTACTCCCTTCGCCCAAGCCATGCCTGACGAATACAAGCATGAGGACGCTGTGGAGGCTTACAGGGCTTACTACAAGGGAGACAAGGCAGCAATAGCTGAGTGGAATTGGGGTCGATCTGCTCCTGATTGGTATAAAATAAAACCCACAAAGTCCTAGAGATATGAATACGACTGTGGTATAATAGAGCCATGAAGCACGAACAAAGTCGTAAAGAGACACTAGATCTTTTACATTGCGACTGGAAGGATTTCATGCAGGACTTGGTTACTAAATCCTATTTATAGTAACCTGTTTACCTGTGGAACTCTGGGCAAGAATAATAAACATTAGGAAAAAAATCTTGCCATTCTAACAACTTTAAGATGGGCTGTAAAAGGCTGCTCTGATTAGACACAGCATCTTAATTAAAGCAGGAGTAGCATAAGCGGTAAATGCAGGTGTCTTATATGCATCCGATAGTGAGTTCAACTCTCACCTCCTGTACCAGACAACGACAACATTAACAAGTAGAAAAAAAATGAATAAAAAAATTGAAGGAACAGAAATGGTTGACAATCCTGAACATTACAATCAGGGTAGTTTAGAGACGATTGAAGTTATCGAGGCTAGTTTAGGGGGTCCTACATCGGATAAAGCTAAAGGTTATCTAACAGGGAATGTTATTAAATACTTATCTCGTTGTGACTACAAAGGAAAGTTCCTAGAAGATCTTAAGAAAGCTCAATGGTACTTGAATCGCCTTGTAACTAATTTTGAAGACAAAACAAATGACTAACCAGAACATTGAAGTCCGGCGACTGCAAAAAAATGTGCAGATTTAGACGAGAGTTCTCTGGACATGAGCCTTCAAGTTTAGTATAATAGGAGCATCGAAGGAGATGACTATGAGATACCAATGCCCCAACTGCCTGAGCCACGACCTCACCATGACCCTAACCGTGTCGGACGTAAATCCGAACAATGTTAAAGTAGACCTTAGCGTGAATGACTACGATTATGGTCGTATTATTTGCCAAGGGTGCAACCTGTGTGGTCCTGCTAACTACTTCCTTATTCCGAAAATCATCGAGAGCCCAATCCAATCCAATGAATAACCAAGAAATCTGTCGCGCTATCCTAACCTCTACCATGACCCGTGAAGACCTTGATGCTGTTTATGCTGCTGCGAAAGCAGTAGGGGACCGTATCGCTAGTGTAGCAGGAATGTCTTTCCGTGTTGGCGATAAAGTCTACTTTGACGGTAGGAATCGTGGAATCATCAATGGTGAGATCACTAAGATCAACAAGAAGTCTATCAAAATCACTAGTACCACAGGCATGGCATGGAAAGTCCATCCTGAGTTTGTCCGCAAGCGTTCTACACAGGGTTAAATCATGAAAAACACAGTATTTATTCTCAGAGGTTTGCCGGGAGCCGGGAAATCAGAGTTCGCATTCGATCTGTTCGAAGAAATGGGAAGTACTTTCACCCATTGTAGTGCAGACAACTACATGACAGATGAGTTTGGAGAGTATCATTTCGATGCTGCTAATCTTCCACGCGCACATCACTTGTGTAAGAGGGATTTTAAGATCGCTCTAGAAGAGAACATCAACTGCATTGTGGTAGATAACACTAATGTCAAGGTTTGGGAGTTCCAACCCTACATTGATGCTGCTCGTATCGCTGGATACACTGTTAAGGTTCTTGTTGTTGAGAACCATCACAATGGTAGAAGCATACATGGAGTCCCGGCTGATAAAATGGAACAGATGGCTAAGGACTTCGTACACTGTATTAAACCCGGATTAGGCTTTGATTTGAGTCCTCCCGCCCTCCTTAATGTTGATCTTCAAAACTTAGTTTCACCTGTTTACATTTCTGGTCCTATCACAGGGATTGATGATGGAAACAAAGCTGAGTTTGATAAGATGGCAAAGCATCTAGAATCTTTTGGGTTCGAAGCTGTAAACCCTCGACGTAATCCTATCCCAGAAGGAACAACTCTAGGAGCAGAGGATTTTTGGAATGTCATGATGCAAGAGTCTTTGAAGATTATGATGGAGTGTAACTCTATTGTTTTGCTGGAAGGTTGGGGAAACTCTGTTGGTGCTGTTGTTGAACGAGACTTAGCCCTTACCCTAGATTGGCCTATTGTAGACCTAGAAAATATCTAATAAAATATGAAAACCGAAGAAGAATATTTCCGAGAAAAGTATCCTGAAAGAGCTAAGAAGGCTGATTCAGGTTCTCGCAAACAAGCTATTTTTAACCACTGTAAGATTTGCATTGGGGACGGGTCTGCTAAAGACTGTTCCGCTAAGTCTTGCTTTCTTTACCCTTATCGCTGCCAAAACGCAACCAAATGAACCCAACACTACTACAACTCACAATACTAGAGGCTTGTATGCCTCTTATCGCTCTATTTCTGGTCTTTTTGATTAGTTATGCTGTTGGTACCTACGTCGGAATGAAAGCTCAGGGGAGCCAAAAATAAAATGAACCTTTTTCTAGCACTTGTTGCCAACAACGACTTAACGTGGGCTTCTCCCGTCCAATACCTCATCGCCGCAGGGTTTGGTTTTTTTATTGGATTTTGTTTTGCCTACGGAGATGACGCTTGGGGTTAAAATCAGCTAAGATACAACTAGTCCTTGAGTGGGAGATCACTAAAAAGGATTGGTTGGAAGAGATTCAACACCTAAGCGATATGGATAAGTTGGATAGCGTTATTACTAAAGACGATGTTATCCACACACTTTTTGCTTTAAATGATATGGCATATCCTGTAGTGAAAAGGACTAGCATTAAATGACAGTATCTAATACTGTTCTTAGAGCCGCTATTAAAGAGTCTGAGAAAAGCACAGGAAAGTTCAAACACTCTTCTGTCTTGTACAAAGGACGAAATAAAGTTCTTGTCGCAGCACATAACGTAATGCGTACAGAACCTAACTTTGGAAGCGGAGAATACCAACAACTTCATAGTGAAGGAGCGGCTATTAAAAAAGCAGTTAAGTTGGGTTTGAATTTAAAAGGAATGAAAATGTACAACTATAGGAAAGGTAAGGAAGGGGCTCTCCTCTCCAAACCTTGTCCTTGTTGTGAACAATTACTAGAAGTATACGGAATCGAGGTAACTTACAGCGAATGACTGAGTTTGAGAAAGAGTACGGTGGTATGAGTGAAGAAGAGTACCAACATACGGATAAAAAGTTTG